AATAATTTCTCTTTTGTTTTTGGTTCGCTCATGTCGTGTGTCTTTTTAGTAACTATATACTTATTTACCCTGTGACATTCTATTTCCTGCTCCATATCATTAAAACATTCATCACAAAAATCTTCTGTATCAGATATTGCAGCACTACATACTAAACAGTTGCCCATTTTGAGTTCCATTTTTATCAATAAATTCAAATACAATTCTATCTGGCAACACATTACTTGTAATATACACACTTGAAAATGGAGGGTTTAAATCAGGAGTTTGGCTACTGTAATCCCTAAAGTAACTAACCCTCTTATTGAAATACATAATTTCAAAAGTGTTGTTTTTAAACATATTGAACCTATCTTGACTTTCAAACAATCCAACCACACCAACAAGCATAGCAAACGGGATATTGATAGAAAACAAGCGTTCAAATACTTCCTTTTTAAGTGAATATGGAGGGTTTGAGATAATGTAATCTGTATTATCTGGCGCATCTTTTGTAAAGAAATCTTCTTCGTTATTTATATGGCTATAAGTAACGGTATGACCTTCTTTAACTAATAGCTTTACAAAATTACTTTGGTTGCTATCAAATGGACACCATATCCTACTATTTGGTTTCAGGTATTTTAATAGTGGAATGATAGCGTAGTCGGGAGTATAAAACTCGTCATTAGGATTTATTTTCCCTTCAACCTTTTTCTTATTAGTTATCTCGTCAAGTTTCATATCTATTTGTTTACAAGTGCTTTTTACTGCAATAACAATGCTTTAACGTACTAACTGCAAGGGTGAATAAGTATATAGTTACCGTCTTTTAATAGCTATTGTATTACCTGGCCCTGGCCTTCTCTCTATGTACACCGGTGCGGTCAAATCATTCTCGCGTATGTAGATGTGCTTGTTGTTGTTCAATGGATTTATGCCGTTGATAACCTGATCGCTCACTACCTTCTTCTTTGTAGGTGTGGCGCTGCGCACTATCTGTCTTCGTTTGGTGGTGTACGCCTGTGGCTGCTTGCTCTTCTTTGGCTTTACAGGCTTCCCCTTCTTTACTACTACTGCATCTTCTGCTACCGGTACTTTACTTTTCATGTTCGCGCATTTTGGGTTTTTATAAGGACTGATACGTTTTAAGCACTTTGCGCGGCCCGCTGGCTGCACTTCCATAAGATACTCTACTCCCTTCTTTTTTTTGATGAAGGTATCGCCGGGTTTGTATTTTTTGTTTCTTGACATTGTGTGTGATTTATTTTGTTGTTTTATATTCATTCATTCGATTCATGCCTTCATTATAAATTTCTACATCATCCTCAAATGCAATGTATTTTCTTCCTAAATTTTCACAGGCAATAATAGATGATAACACTCCGGCGCAGGTATCCACCATTAAATCTCCTGGATTAGTGTATGTTTTGATAAAATACTCACATAGCGCCACAGGCTTTTGAGTTGAATGCAAACAAGACTTTTGCTTATCAGATGGAAATTTCAAAACACTTCTTGGGTACCTATCTGTTTGGCCACCTCCCGACATTTCTAATTTTGCGCGACCATATATCTGTGTATTATTTTGCGTTTCCACATACTTAGTATATGAGTTCATTGGCTTATGCCCCTGCGTCTTCTGGGGATTATAGGTAGGTGGTTTCTTATAGAAAACAAGTATGTTCTCATGCGCTTTCATTGGAGCCTTCTTTGCATTGTAGTGCCCGGTTGCTTGCGACTTCTCCCATATCCACTCATATCGTAACATACTTATGTTTGAAGCACCGAGTAACTTATCAAATGGCGTTTGTGCAAACAGAAGTATTGCTCCATTATCTTTTATAATTCTATTGTACTGGGCCCACATTTTATCGAATGGAATAATTACATCCCACTTACAGTTAGTGGTGCCAAATGGAAGATCGGTAAATATCATATCCACACACTTGTCTGGTATGCGATTCATACCCACCAAACAGTCCTCATTGTAAATTTTATTCAATTCCATGATAAAAGCTAAATAGCAATTTAAAAGTTGAACGGTGCCATCGCCACAACTGCCTAATAGATGCAGCCGGCCTGGACAAAAAAAGTTTTACTGTGATCTTATTTCTCTCATTTCTACTTTGTCAATGTGTTGTGGGTAGTTATCTACGAACAACCTCGCATACCGCGATGAATAGGCATCATTAATTTTAAACATATGTTTCGTACCTTTGTGTTCAAACAGTGTTTCTTCTTTTGTTTCAAGGAAAACTTCCCACCGGATAACATTGAGGATCATCTTGAAGGAAATCTTTTTTTTACCCGCATAGATAGCTTTTAACGCGAGTCTTATAAAGTGTTCATACACAAGCGGATTGTCTGCGTGGAATTTCTCGAACGCTTGTTGTATTGTCTTGCCGGTGCTGTTTTGGAAGTTCATATGAAGTTGTGTTTAAAAAATAGTCTTCTGAATAGTTGGCTTATAGCTCGCATCATACCGCACATTATCTCCTTTAGGGTATGGCTCTATTTTGTATGGCAATAATTCATTCATCCTCTTTATCTGTTGTTTACTGCCTAAAAAATAAAAGTATCTATGCTTTCTGGGCCTGTCTTCTAATGAAAAATCAGACCCAAATTTATCTTTCAGAAACTGCGATCTATTTTCTTGCCCACGGCTTATATCTGCTATTGTATGCCCATGTAAATGCTCCATACCCTTTATTTTATAATCTGTCCTTTTTGCCGATAAACCCGTGTAAATAAAATTGGTCGCTTGGTAAATATACCCATGATGGTTTTGTGATGTATCGGCGTAACTTACTATAACCATTGGGGGGGGTATTAGCTTCAATGATTGGCTAACTAAAAAAGATAAGCTATTTTTCTCTAATCCTTCATTGATCACAAGCCTATTTAGCTCCATTATACTAAAATCTGGAAAAAATAGTTTTCGTAGTGGATTAGATACAGGAGTAGCGTATGTAACAATGCCTTGCAACCCAACTTCACTAAATAAACCCATAGCATACTCGATAGGCGGCAATCGCTTTGCGTAGTGCTTGTTAATTATCCAATCTCGACAATCAAAATTAGTAATTGACTTGACAGTATATTTTTCTTTTATGCCCATTTATTACTGCTGTTTTTTATTGTTGGTAACTATGCTTTCTACTAAACCAGAAGAGCCGACAATCCCAAAAATTGATTTCGCTCCACCGGCTTTCATTTTTTCATAAAAGGCTCCTAATGCCGCCTTTCTGCTATTTTCCCACACAAATGCCGCCTTATCCCTCTCGCGATCTGATTCCGAACGTCTTGTTATTCCGGGAGAGTAAAAAGCACTTATACCCTCCATGTGGGCTCGCATTTCATCTTCTGTACAAATACTCACTCCGAGGCCCACCAACAGGTTGTACATCACCCATGGCATGTCGCAATCGCACTTACAAACCCATATAGCATGGCCATCGTCAGACATTGCGCCTAAACTAATAACTGATAATTTTCCAAACTTCAACCCTTTCAGGTTTTTTATTCTACTATTCATAATTTTTATTTTAACCCCATTGATCAGCCATCGCATGGGCTATACCAGGAAAGGTTTTACTGCGCTCGCGCGATCTGTCACCTAATTGCTTCCCTTGTTTTGCCATCGCATACCATTTCGGCTGTCTTTTCATTTTACCAGTCTTAGAATCTATCCATTCAGCACTTTCTCCTTGATCCACATGCGTAACTACTTTATTGAATAAATCAACCTTGTCGGCGTGAAATAATGGAGGCAAATTTTTTAACCATAAGCATGTTGTCTTTCTATGTTCATCTCCAAAATAATATGGCTGAATAACTTGTGTAGGTTTAATTATTGAATTTATTGAACCCACAGGATTTTCAAGACATATCTTGTTTATATTCTGATTAAGTAGCTTGATAAAAAATTTCTCGGCATTTCTCTTCTCTTCTCTTCTCTTCTCTTCTCTCCGACCAGAGCGCCAGACTTTATCGGTGGTTGATCTTTAAGCCAACGGTTTGCTGTTACTGTAAGGTAAGTACATGGTGGGTGACCTATCATCAAATCCCAACCCATATCTATGACCTCAAATACATCACGGCAATAATGCCACTCAGGATGTCCGCCACTACATTCCTGTAAATCGCATGAAAATGCTTCGTGCCCTTTCTTCCGAAAAGCAATAGTGACCGCCTGGCTTTCTTCACATGCTACTAATACTCTCATCGTGTGTTATTTTTTATCTTCTACTAAAGTCCTTACTACTCCTTCTATAGAAACCTAAAATGGCAGGTCGTCTGCTTTTCTGTTTTCAAATCCGGCGTTTGGTTTATCGTATCTTACCACTGGCGCAACATTCTGTGATTCAAAAGGGCTCGGCGCTTCTGAAAACTTCATTGTCGGACCATGGAACGCAAGTTTTATATCCATGGTAGCTCCATTTCTCCATTTACGGATTAGCAAATCCGCTTCATGTTCTGTAGAGTTTCCATCTTCATTTTCTTTTATTCCACTCACCCAGTCTCGGTGAAGGAACATTACTACGTCTGCATCCTGTTCAATACTACCGCTTTCTCGCAGGTGGTGGAGTTCTGGCTTTTTATTTCCTTTCTCCTCAGACTGCCGATTAAGCTGCGCGAGAATGATTACCGGTATTTTCATGTTCATGGCCAACAATTTTAGGCCCCGACATATTTTCGATACTTCCTGCTCCCGGTTGCGGTTGTTGACATTTTCCGGCTCAATAAGTTGCAGGTAGTCAATAATTAGCAGGTTAACACCATTTTTTATCCTCAAACGCTCTGCCTTGGCACGAATATCTGTAAGGCTCACCTGAGCTGTATCAGAAAAGTATATTGGTAAGCCAGAAAGCATACCCATTGTATCGTAAACCCTATCTCGATCTGATTGCTCCTTATCCAGTAAATTACGGTCTATACGGTAAAAGTCTATATTGCTTTCCGCTGCAACACTTCTCGCTAATATATCCTTATCCTCCATTTCAAGACTTATAATGCCTACAGTCTTCCCTTTAAAGGCAGCATGTGTGGCTATCCTACCCATAAAGGCCGACTTCCCCACAGAAGGACGAGCGCCGATAACAATTAAGTTAGTTTCTTTAAACCCGCCATTCATATTATCAAGCGCACTTATTGATGTACTTACACCCATAATACCCTTTTCTTGCACTTCATCCATATGCTTACGAAGTTTCGTTGCAACTTTCGATATATGAACCCAATCATCAGTAACCTTAACATCCATGATCTGCCGGAGTTGCTCTTCCATCTTCCCAGCCTCCTCAAAGGCATCACCGGTCAAATTACCTGAATTTTTTAACTTAAACATGAGTCGATTTGCAGCCAACTCACGAAGGATCAGGCACCAGGTAACCAGATGAGCGGATGTAACCACACCGTTTTGAAGCATCAGCATCAAGTATTCAATTTTACTTTCCTCAATATGAGTAATGCCTTTGTCGAAAAAATGTCGCTGCACAACCAAGTAATCTATGCCGTAACCTTTTTCGTAAACCGCTTTGATCGCTTTGTAAACTTCCAGTGTCTTTGCCCCGTAAAAACACTCCTCTCTGAGTATGGAAATTACGAGCGAATACGAGGTCGGTTCCATCAGGAAAACACCCAACACTTTTTCTTCTAATTCGATGTCGTAATCCACATTTGCTCTAAATATCGCCATGACGTTCTGTTTTTTTAGTTGATTTGCTTAATTCCTGCGCCTATTCCTGCCATTTTTACCCCACCTGCGGTATCTTACCATTGCCAGCCTCTCTTTTTGCCAGTAATTCTTGTGCTGTTGGATACCCGGTTCCTGTTCCTTTTTTCTCTGGTTTTTTAGGATCATTCCCTTTGCTTTGGTAAAAATGCCTCCAACCTTTTGAAATTGAATTTTTAATAATTCCAATAGCTGCCGATTCTGAAAAATCTGAAAGTTTAACCAACTCCTCCAGTGACGCTTGCCGGGTAATCATCCCTTTGAATTTGAATTGATGTTGCTCAAATAAATATTTTTCCCAATTAATCCACACTGCATCAAATTCTGGAGTCCATTTCGGGATATATGTACTATTTTTTATAAAATTGGTAGTTTCTTGCTCGTTTGAGGTAGTTTCTTGCTCGTTTGAGGTAGTTTCTTGCTCGTTTGAGGTAGTTTCTTGCTCGTTTGAGGTAGT